GCGTAATCGCCGCTACTGCCTATCTGCGCGTAATTGCCGCTACTGCCTATCTGCGCGTAATAGCCGCTACTGCCTATCTGCGCGGAATTGCCGCTACTATCCGGCATATTCTCAACTGTTTTCTCGAAAACAAAGTCTATACAGGCTCTCACGAATCCCGCGAAGCTTAAATTTGCCCCAACCTTTAACTTTGTTGTGCAATACTTCTTCTTATCATCTGTTACAGGCTTGTCCAACGCTTCAACTTCTGCAAAATCCGTAAATTTTCCATCCTCTGTTATCAGGGGGTAGTAATCTAACACATCGAAAGGGTTTTCGCAGAAGTGAATACCGCACTTGCACGGCTTCGCTTTTTCCTCTGTTGCTATGCTGTTTTCTTCGTATTGCTTGCCCTTGCAGATTAGCCCGGGCTCAAATGCTTTGTAACCTTTCATTTTCTCTCCTTATCTTTGACATTCAAATAAAAATGGTGTATACTTTAATTGACTTGGGCTCCTTCGGGAGCTTTTTCTTTGCCCTTTTTCATCTCGATTCTTCCCTTAACTCTTCCACCATATCCGCCCACGCTTCGTTATTCGGGCAGTAGGTTTTCTGCATTTTCTTCGGCGTGTCCATGCCCTTATCAGCATAGGACTTAATCATCTTGACGAACGCTTTCGCTCCGTCCTGTGGGGTCTCGTAGGTGTAATATCTATTGCCGTCGCCCATGCCCCCGAAGTTGTTACTTTCGGTGAACAGCCGGGAAGTGTAATGCCCTGTTTCCAGTCGTGCGATGGCGATTGCTGTTTCCTCATCAATGCCGAGCTTCATGCACTCCGCTTCAATCAGCTTGTCCATTTGGTGGGTATATTCCGATTCAAACGGTATGTATTCAACGGTCATTCCCCCGCCCTGAAGCTGCCGCGTCTGCATATCATCCGCACATGCGAAGCTGTATGCTCCGAGCATGGCAGCCGATACTGTGAGACAGATTAAAGGCTTCTTTACTCTGTTGAGCATTCCGAGCAGTCCGCCTCCTGTTACTTTATACTTCTTCATTTTCAAGCTCCTCAATTTTCAATAAATCATCTGCATTCAACTCGTCGAGACAATACAAAGCGTAAAGTCTTATGCCGTTGACTATTGATGATTTTTCCCACAGTTCTTCATCTCTTTTACTGATGGTGTAAACGCCAATCATTTTATCGAACAATTCTTTTGAAAGATTCGCGCTCATTTCTCCTCTTTCTCCGTAAACTGTTATGTAGCCGCGGCATTGATTTTTGATTCCCTCGATTGTTTCGAGTGCGTCAATCAGTTTGCTCAACATCTTGTCTCACTTCCCTTCTTTAACCTCTCTACTACATCGGGGATAAAGTAGAGTTTTGCAATCCTTTCAAGCCCCGACAGGAACTTGTCCACCGAGTGCGGGTCACGGTATCCCATGTACTCCGCAAGCTGCATTCTTGTGATGAACTGCGGAGCACCTTTGACAGATTCGCCGTCCTCGCTTAATGACGCTTTCACATGCTGTGACATGCGCCTTATCATTTCCTGCTTGTCCATTTTTGCTCCCTTCCATATCCCCTGCATGGGCGGCTCTGTAATTGCAACTGTAGGAGGCGTTCCAAAGTGTGAAAGATGTAAGATTTTATATACGGGGCGAAAGGATGAAATGAAAACCCCGGGTGAGCCGCCTATGCAAGGGATATTCAGTTGTAATCTTCGCTTACTCCTTTTTAGGTTCTTTTAGTAGGGTGCTAATGGATACGCCGAGGACATCCGCAACCTTTTGAAGATTGTCGGTTCTCGGAATCGATGTGCGCCAAGAACCGATTATACCGTTAGCGACACCCGCTTTTTCTTCGACCTGTCTTATGCTCAAATTCTTTTTTTTGCATAAATTTTTAATGTTGTCGTAAATCACATCAATACTCCTTTCTTAACATTTTATGATTAGAGAAAGATGTAAAAACTGTTGACAAAATGTAGAGAATATTCTAAAATGAAAGTACCATATAAACATTTTGAGAATTATCGAAAAATTGCCGTATTTTTTAGTGCTTTCTCTAAATCCTAAGCACATTATATAGTGATTTCTCTATTTTGTCAATGCTTTTTTTCGAGGTTTCTCTAAATTCATTTCAAAAAAGGAGTACACAATGAATAGCGTTGATTTTGTGAAGAAAATATGTAAAGAGCGAGGCATTGCGTTATCAAGATTAGAAAGAGATTGTGGATTTGGCAACGGCTATATATCACAATTAAAAAAAGGAGTTTTTCCAGCTGATAGGCTTCAAAAAATCGCTAACTATTTGAATGTATCAACAAGTTACATTGCCAGCTGTGGCGAAGAAAACAATACTTTTACTATAGACCTTGATAGCTTAGACGACGAAAGAAGAAAATTTGCGGAAAGCGTCATCAGCCTTTACACTTCTGGGAACTGCTCGGATGATGAGACTTTCCATTTAGTTTATCAGTCTGTTGTCTCTAACCTTGAGCTGATTCAGCGAATCATCAAGGATGGAAAATAAATTCAAAAGGAGTTGATTTCATGCAAACAGTTATTGCTGACATCCGGGACAAGTACGGAACTATCGAACCGTTCAAGCTTGCTGAGGAATTAGATATTATCATCGTATATCACCCCCTCGGACGGTGCCACGGATATTACATGGCGGAATCAGGTGTAAAAATCATTTGTCTAAACGAAGCAGACGAAGAGCCTGTTAAACGCTACACATTGGCTCACGAACTCGGACATTACTTTTTGCACGGTGACGCAAATTATTTTGCGCTCAAAGACACGCTGTTCCAAAGCGGATGGCAGGAGCGGCAAGCGGACAAATTTGCCGTTAATTTACTTATTGCAAACGACGACCTACGACATAACCCATATTACACGGTAGATGATTGGGCTAAAATTTTGGGAATATCAAGGGAACTGGTAGAATTGAGGTTCTAAAATGAAAAGAAAAAAAGTGTGTGTAAATTTACAGCCTATAAGGGCATATTCCAAAATTTCAGAAAACGAACATCGTATAAGTGCGGATGTTCGTTCCGGTACAAAGAAGATTCATTATAAAGTTGACGATACCAACGCCGAAGACGGCGTTGATGAAATAAAATATTTCACGGAGGAAAGAAGATGAAGAAACAAAAAATCAGCAAGTTACTACTAATCTCATTCATTCTCGGCGTTTTGTATCTTATTTACAGCGCAGGGTACTGGACTAATGCAGTAACCACAGACGGCGAAAAAGCAGAACAAATCGGAGGAGCAATCGCAACAGCACTTATAGCACCTCACCTTGTTGTTACTGCCTTTGCAGTTTTGTTCAATGCGTTAGGTTTGTTCATGCGTAACAGAGGCTTTGCTCTCGCAGGAGCAATTTTGTATACTGTGGCAATTTTACTATTCCCGTTGTACTTTATGTTCGTTACGCTCGAAGCAATTCTGTCTTATATCGGATTCGCTAAAATGAAGAAAACGCCTAAACCAAAAGAAACAGAGTAAAAATATTAAAATGCAATACTTAGCCCGGCAGTAATGTCGGGCTTTAATTGCACCGAAATTCATTTGAAAGGAGTTAGCTATGAAATATAATTATGTGCGAAAAACTTTTAGTTTCGACGGCAAAAGGTACGAAATTACCGCAAAAACAGAGCAAGAAGCCATTATCAAAATGGCGAATAAGATTCGGGATTTGCAAGAAGGAAAAGTCGTTGTGTCGGGTGATATGACGGTAAGAGACTGGACGGAAAAATGCATTGCCACCTATAAGACAGGACAGAACGAAGAGACCCGTAAACGGTACGAGTACCGGATGAGGCATTGCATTTTGGAGCATATCGGCAGCCGCACCCTAAAGAGCATAAAGCCGATAGATGTTCAGACTGTACTATCCTATCAAAACGGAAATTCGCAGTATCAAATCAATCAAGTGTACCAGGGCTTGCGCTTCATCTTCCGAACGGCGAAAGAAAATAAGCTGATTATTGAAGACCCGACCGAAGCCCTTTACAAAATGCGCTCCGGCACAAAGGAAGAACGCCGCTCCCTCACACCGGAAGAGGAAGAAATCTTTTTGTCTGTATGCGACAACGAAAGATTCCTTGCATTTCAGCTGATGTATTATTTAGGGCTGCGCTCATCGGAAGCACGGGAAGCGATGGGAAAAGATATAACTATACTAAAAGACGGAGAAAGAGAATATAATGTTTTCCATGTCAGAGGCACAAAAACAGCCAATGCCGAGCGAAATATCCCAATCCCCGACGAATTGTATCAGAGAATAAAAGCCACGCCCAAATCGTCATATATCGCCCCGAACGAAGCTGGCAAGAAGCACAACGAGAAAAGCTTTCAGCGTGCATTCAATTTTTTGCGCCGGGAAATGAACATTGCTATGGGATGTGAGGTGTATCGGAACAAACTCATGCCGCCATACCCTCTTGCGGAGGATATTGTGCCGTATTGTCTAAGGCATACCTATTGCACGAATTTATGCAGAAAAAAAGTTGACATCAGAATTGCAAAATACCTCATGGGGCATTCAGACATTCGACTGACAGCGAACATTTACACCCATGTTGACAATTCCGATGTCGTTGAAGTGGCACAATTGCTCGGAAAATTTTCCACACCTTTTTCCACACCTGATACCACTATTTAGCACCATTTAGCCTTATTTTTTTACACTTTTTTACAAAATCCAAGGCAATAAAAAA